AGCCAATGGCTACGCCCAAATTAGTTCTAGCATTCGCTGCGGACGTGGCGCCGGTGCCACCATTCGCGACAGGAACCGCGCCCGTTAAGCCCGAAACCGGCGCCGTGAGCGTTCCCGTTACCTCAAGGTCGCCCGTAACTTTGGCTTCGGACTCCGATAGAGAAAGGGCGCTCTCTGTTCCCTCACCGTCCGATACCCGCCGCAGCGTGCCATCCACACCTTGGTTGCCGTTGGATACTTGCAGAAAGTCCTTGTAAACATCATCAATGTTTTTGCCCGTCAGGTCGGCCATTATGCACCTAAAATTATGTTGCTGTTGCCAAGAACGGGAGCGGACTCGTCGCCAGATATTTGCTCCGAAGATTGTCCTGGCTCGCCAGTGAAGTGACGCCCAACACCAAATAGATCGCCGGCCACAAGTATGGCCACGTTGGGTTGATCGTTTCCTATTAAGAGTTCAAACCGCTCCTCGTATTGAGCAGCGGCGTGCGCGCTCGGGAGGCCTTCCGCCTCTAAAAACTCATACCGAACACCGTAAGTAATCAGATCCTCATCTATAACGGCGGTATCACTATCGGCCTCAAAATTAGCCTTGGAAGTGCCGCCGGAATCCTTCGCCCAGTTCTTGCTTACATATTCAAATGCAAACCGTGCCGCGCCTTGGGGTATCGGGAACACTAAAAGCTCTCCTCCGCGGTAGGCAAACTTTCGCGTGCCCTCATAAGTCCCGCTTCTGAGCGTTGCCCATTCAGTAGAGCTAATAGGCCCGGAAATATTGTAGTTGTTGCTCCGGTCCCAAAAAGTTTCCGGGCAAAAGCGGTCAAAGTCGCTGGGCTTCCAGTCCGCTTCCGTCTGAATAACGGACTTCGTAGCTGTGTAAGAATGCTCTTTTCGCAAGTCCTGCCAGGCGAAGACCCTCATCAGACGATCGCCCACCTTGTTCGCGTAGCGGAATAAGCGCCTGATATTTGGGTCTGTGCTGGACGCCACCTCAGTAGGGCGCAATATCCCTATTTCGTCGGCGGCGTTCTGACAGATAGAAAGCAGAGTCATTTAGTGTTGGCCTTTCTTGCGGGCTTGTTGGCACCAGGGATAGCAACAACATCGGAAATTTTGCCCGCGGGCTTCTTGCGCGTAGGATTACGCTTACGCTTGGGTTTCGGCTTTTTAACCGCATCCCTGGCATCAGCCTTGGACTTGAACCATCCTTCTTGGTCGCCGTCGAAATTCTTTTCAAGCTTGCCGCCAACAATGCGGTAGCGGCGATCCTGTAAATAAGCCATTCTCAAATAGTCCCAACAAAGGGTGGGATTGCCGGTTGCGTCGTCTTGCGCAACCTTTCTTGGACCTGCTCACGGGTCATGTTGTGTATTTTCATGGTGTGTCGAACTCCATCTCTCATTGCCTTCTCTCTCAAAACCTAATTTTAACCCTTCCCATAATTGTTGGGTCTTCGAAAAACCCGCTTGTCTGTGCGTTGTTGTGAACGTCGATGCTTCCCGAGTACTTCCCTTGCGGGGAGTACGATGTCGGCGGCGACGAATACGTGCCTTGGATGCTGTCTAGCCCATAGCCAGACCACTCTGGCTTCATGGACTCGCCCGGTCTCAGGTACTCCCTCAGTTCTTCTGGATGCGACAAGCTCCCGGAGTAAACGTGACCTCGACCGCCAAGGCCGAAGTTCCCCACGCTTGTGTTCACGTTTACACCAGCACCATATCCCATGCCGAAGTTTCTCAAGTCGCCCCTGACCGGGCCGCTGGGCAGGTCATACAGCGGGGATGCTCCTGTCGTAGAACCTGATGCGTACATCTTCGGCTTTACGTCTGCCCCGAAGATGCTCGCCGACCATCCCTGTGGCCCTTTGTCTTGCTCAAAAAAACGAGCGAACTCAGGGTAGAGGCGACTGAGCTTCTTTATGGGCAGCGGCAGCACGGGCGTTTCGAAATCCATGCTACCTGCGTTTGCGGCCTGGTCGGCAAACAGATCGCGCGGCGCAGCGTATGGCAGCCAATGCCAAGCGCCCTTGCTTGGCTGCTTTTTCTCTAGCAGACCCCGGGGCATTACTTCTACCTCTCTCAAATAGTCCCAACAAAAGGAAAGGCCCGCCCCGAAGGGCGAGCCAGTTAGTCCTAGTTAAAGCCGTAACGCACGGCCAATTCCGGACGAATTGCTTTGTAACCGTACAAAACATCAATACGGCAAGGGAACTTGTCGTTGTTGATGTCGTAGTCACGCACAATCCGCATGGAAATGCCGTCAAGCACTTCGCGCGCCGAGAAATCAACGCCGGACGGCATCACAAGGTCCGCAGTCGCGAACGCAAAGGCCTCTTTGTGGAAGCCCAAGCTAACCTTGTAATCCGCACTTGCGCCAATCGCAGTGCTATCATCACTCTCACGCTTCCAAACCTGCGCATTGTCCGCCGGAGAGCCGGTGACGTTCTGCGAGGCGCCCGAAACGGTGATGGACGGCGAGATTGATAACGAAGTTGCGGAAGCTCCGGCGTCAGCCGTCACAACGAACTTCATAAGCTCGCCCGTGTCGGCTTTGGTTTCCGGATGCACGCGATTCACGCCCGTAATGGACAGGATGTCGCCCTTCTTCCAAGTTCCGGCGCCGGTATCAACCGTCAACGTGGCGCCCGTTTGGGACGCGCCATTAACGAGGTAATCGCCGGTGCCGTCATCCGTGCCGGTGGTGTGCGTCGGCCAAAGCGTATTGCAATAAACATCTTTGTACCCAACGAACTGATTAGCCACCATGCCTTCCTTGAAGTTTTTGCCGATGTTGGCTTGAGGGTTGAACAGGCCGCTAAGTGCCGACACGAGGTCAACATTGTCGCGGGTATTCAGGTTCAAGCAACGATTGCTGGACGGCGTAAGTGCGTCTTCCAGCTTTTTGGCACCTTCAAGAACGTCATCCAGGGTGATGGACGCACCAACGTCCGAAATTTCTTGGTAAACGTCCTTGTACATGGACATGGCGTCATTCTCGATATTCGCGGCCAAAACCGACATAGCCGGTTCAAGAATGCGATCCGAGAAATCATCCAATTCCATCGTCAATTCAGCGGACGTAAAGTTGACATCCACACCCTTTTGCGTGGCAACTTGCAAAGTGGTGCTTGATTCGGTGGTGTCCTGCGCCGAAAGAGTTGCGCCCGTCCGAACCGTGTATTGGTTGGGCAAGCGAATTTTCAGCGAGTCACCGATTTTTGCGCCAGATTTGGCGTAGGAGTCGTCATACTCCCGCGTTACGTTCCCAACGAAATTCAGCTTTTGATGCAGAATCCGCAGGGCCTCCCGCGTTACCGCGGTCGGAGTTAAAATGCTATTAGCCATTGATATTTCCCTCTAAAGGAATAGGCGTCGCCTCACGGCGGGCCTGCCTCGCGAGCTATCATTGCGCTCGCTTGGCGAGTTGCTGATTGCGCCTGCGTGCCCATTCAGCCGCGCTCATTTTGTCGGCGTCTGCGTTCAAGTCGAGACTTGGACCGCGGGTATTGCCCGATTTGGCTTTCGCCTTGACGGGCTTTGCAGGTGCGGGTTTCGGTTTGGCCTCTTTGGCCTTGGCTTGCATTCGATCGAAAAGCATTGCCTTGTGAACGGCCAACGTAATGGCTGGGTCTAGTGCCCAGTCACCTTTCGCGGCTTCGGGCTCGATCCCCAACGTCTCAACGGCATAGTTGATAACGTCTGGTAGGTGCGCGGCCTCAAAACCGGGTACTTGCCTCTCAATCAGGGCCTTGCCTTCGCTAACGCGGCGCTCCGTTTCTTCGGTGAGCGCAGTTTCTAGCTTGGCCTCTGCTTCAGAGACGGCGTCCACGGATGCTTGGAAATCGCGCTGTTTTGCAGAGAGCATATCTGAAACGCGACGGGCCTGATCCGGATCGGATTGCCACATCTCATTCAAATTCATGCTTTCCAACTGCTCGATTTCTTGCCGCAAACGCAAGCCAATTGAATAAATCTCCAGGGCCTCGCCTTGAAAAGATTCAAGTTTCTGGACTGCACCCTCGCGTGCTTCCAGAGCCTTGCCCTTCTCGACAAGCTCCTGCTTGTTCTTGGTGTAATCGGACCAAGTGCCTTTGGTGAATTGATCGATCTTGTCGGCAAGCTCATCGGGGACGCTGCCCTTGGGCAGTTCCATTTTGTTCCCGCCGAAATCAAACTCGATTAATTCGATTTCTTCCTCTTCCTCCGGGTCGGCTTCCGCATCTTCCTCTTGAGGGTCATCCTCTTGGGCTTCCGCTTCTAGCTCGTCGGGGGTTTCGGGTTCTGAAACGTCATCGGCTTCCGCTTCCGGCGTTTCAATGGTTTCTGCTTCGGCTCCGTCTTCAACGGCGGCCAATTCATCTGCCATAATTCTCTCCATCTATGGGATTGCGGCGCATCACTGCGCGGCTGTATTTCCTCCATTAAAAAACCCGGCCTGAGCCGGGTCGATTGGGGGAACTGGTTGGCCGGGCAACCCCGGCTGCGCTGGTTGGCCGGGCAACCCCGGCTGCGGCTGAGTTACAGCCTCTACCTTGTCTGCCAGATCATCAGCCCCCACTACATCCATATGACGCAGTAGCATCGGGCCAATAAACGGCGCTGCGGCGGGGTACACCCGCAGTATTTCAAGTAATGCCTCGCGGGTTTCTTCGCGCTGTGTGGCGAAATTCGGGCCGCTTTCAACGGTTACATCGTAGGTGCCAACCCCTAGATTATAGAGCTTGCGCTCACCATCCTCTTTAAATTCGCCGGGGTTTTCTTGGGTTAGGTTAACAACGTTCTCTTTTTGGTCGGGGCCAAGTATGCGGATGGCTTCCCGGGCCCCATACACATGGGGGATAATTTCCACCAAGCACCGCCCAGCGTACTCAACGGCGCGATTCAGGTTATCAACGAAATGATAGTTGCTGATATCGCCCTGGCGCTCGCGGGCCAAGATTGCCCTGCCGCTTGTTTCATTCGATCGCGCGCCCAACGAACTATCATAAATCCCAGTAATGGCCTTGATATCATCTGATGCGTTTAGAGCCTCTTGGATGGCGCCCGCGGGCACGCCCGCAAAAGGCTGCCGTTGCGGCGCCGCTTGGCCCTCATATTCCAGGTGGGCGTGGGAGCGTGTGTTAGCGGTTGCCCATTTTTCTTCATGCCCCTTCGGCACAAAACCTTTCGGGCCGATAAACGGCGCACGGGGGGCCAGGGCCACCAACTCAGTAGAGGCGGAGCGCCAGTAATTGAACATCTGCTGCGGGTCACGGGCATCGCGAATTAGTGAGCGGAAATGCCTGCGCCCTTCGCTGTAAACCTCATCACCCAACACAGGACAAATCGGAATCGTAGAGCCCGGCCACTTGGACTCCTCAAGAACATCGGCGCCAGAGATAACCCGGCGCGTGACTTCGTTAAATGTGCTTTCGCGTTCGCGGACAGCCTCTAGCCCCGTGTCAATGCTGGCAGCGGTTAGGACTTCATCATCCTTGAGCTGCTTGGCAATCTCCGAGTCCATACCGCCCGCGACCAAAACCTCCCGGGCCAGATCGGGCAAATGTTCTTCGCGGACAACGCGGCCATTATTGAGTTGAACGATCTTCTTTTTGACCTGTGTGCGCTCCCAATACTCGGCAACGCGAATATTGTCATCGCTCAACCAATGCTCTACGCCGTCAAATGTCGAGCCTTCAAATTCAACCTTGTCCGCATCAGGGTAAGCCGCCTCGAATTGTTCTTTCGTGTAGAACTCCGAGACAAATGCATATTCCCAATCGCTGGCATCCGCCTCTGAGCTGTTTACATCCCAGTGCACCATCAGGGGGTTTGGGACACGCTTGAAACGGCACTCCATTTCAAACGACATCGGATGTACATAATCGATTTCCAGTCGGAAAAAGCCAAACCCGCTCGTTACTGCGTGATCAACAGCGGTATCCTTAGCGACATCGCCGCCCTTGCGCTCTATGGCGCGTACCAAGCCACCAATGACCTCAGCGGTGCCCTCGTCCGCGCCATTGTCTACCGGGCGCACTTTAACGCCAGGCGTTGTGCGGCGCGCTTCGTTGGTTACTTGGCGAATAAACGTAGGCAGCCTGTTGATAGTGAGGCAGGGGCGGCCCTCTTGGGTGCGAATCTTCTTAATGTCTTTGGGCCACTGATCCGCCAGGCGCGCAAAGCGTATGTCTTCCTGCGCCTCATCTCGGTTGTGACTAGAAACTGTCTGAGATTCGTCGAATTTCTCCAACGCCTCAGCAAGTATGTCTTTATCCATTCACAACCTCGGGGGATTTTATGGCCTCGCGGACCTTGTTTTCTAAGTAGAGTTCCTGCGCGAACTGGGTCCATGTGGCGAAGTCGGGGTTTTCTTCCAGCGCCTCTTCAACCAAGCGCGTGGCGAGTTCAGTCTGAGTTTCCACTAAGCCATCCATCCACCGGACATTGCCGGTGCTTCTACATGTTTCGGGTTTGATTTCTCCCGCGTCATCTGCGGGAATAGTTCTGTAAATGCCCAAACCAGAGCATCCACACGGTCGGGGCTCCCCTGGCCCTCATAGCCCGCTGCCGTCATCTGGCACATTTGGCTTTCAAGCTCGGGGAACGCCCCGACATGCGAGATGCGGCCCAATTGGTACAGGGCGGATATGGGTTCTGCTCTTACATGCTTTCCGCGTGTCGCCCTTACCTCCACAATGGGGAGGCCAGGCCTAGCGGCTTCTAAGGTGTGTCTAACCATATCGCCGCCCTGATTCACTTCGATAACAATTGCATCGGCCTCATAGCGGTCATAGGCCGCAATAGCCCTGTTGGCCCATTCTCGGGGCGTACCGCCCAAGCTGTAGTCATCCAGGACATAGCCGCGCTGATCTTCACCAAGGCCGCAGACAATTATTCCGTGTTCGTTTGAGCCCGCCTCTGAGCTAACCGCAGGGTCAACCGCAATCACTATCCGTTCACAGGTTGCGGCCTCACGGCGGTGGGCATGAATTGTTTGCCTATCCCAAATTGCACCGATCGCGGTGGGCTCGTATTCGCCCAACCAAATGTGTGCGTAGCGGTCCGGATTGTTCTTTAGGTCGAATTGGCGTTCGTCTTCCAACTCTGCCGGAAACCACGGATTATCTGTGTAGTTTGCCCTCACCACCATTGCACTTTGAGGCAAGGCTGTGCCACGCAACAGGCGGTCTATTGGGTCTGTTTCGTGCCTTGGGTTCCAACCGCCCCAAATCTCTGACCCGGGCTTACGAATAGTGGGTCGAAGCAATTCAAGGCTGCGGGCGGATAGCGTCTGCCCTTCCTCAATCCAGGCCGCGTCGTAATCCTCAAACGACTTAACGCTCTCCGCCGTATGGTCTTGCATACCCACGAATGAAATAACGCCGCCGCCGGGCGTGCGAATTTCATCGTTGCGCGCGTCGAAGGCCCCACCAGCTTCGTGGTCTCTGATTTTATTTTCCAGCAGGCGTTTGGCTGAATCCTTAAGGCTTTTCTGGATTTCACGAATGCACAACAAGCTGAACGGAGGTCGGATTAAACAATTCTCGATGCCAAGGCCAGCAAAGAAATGGCTTTTCCCGGACCCCCGGCCACCGTGTGCGCCCTTGTAACGATAATTCCCCAGCAGCGGGCGAAAAACCTTCGCCGTGGGAATATTAAGGCTCGACAATCTCGCGGACTATCTTTTCAAAATGCAGCCCACCGCTTAATTCGGTTTCCTGCTTGGGTTTGCCGAACCCTCGGTCCAAGAGGCTGTTGGCCGCAGATACGCGCGCAGCGTGGGGCGCTTCCTTGTCGTCGGTGATATCGAGCAATGCGCCTATCGCCCTCTTGGCGTGCTGTCTAGCCAGTTCGCGCACTTGCACAGTTGCTTTATTCCGCGCTCCCTTAGGGCGGCCCGGACCTTTAGCCATGATTAAATATTACAACCTCTTGAAAATTGGGTGGAATAAATTAGTGAACCGTATCCCCGAATTGTTCCCTTTCATGCATAGCAACCACTGCCTCAATATCGATCGCTACGAACATCGCTTCTGCTTCTTCGGTGAAGGGGCCAAGGGATACCCAGTACTCACCGGTGTTGATGTCATGGGATACGGAGAATAGATCGTGTTTCATTATGGGCCGCTTTTTGGCTTTTGATTCTACGCCTTTTAGCTGCGATATTGGCATAGAGCCCAGGCCGTTTTTTTGGTCGCCGGCATTATTTGTACGTCCGCTTTTTCGTGCCCATCGGCATCTTCTTCTTGCTTTTGGCTTTGGTAGTCTTACGCTTCGCAGGCTTTGCTTTTTTACCCTTCATCATTCCATACATTCTTAGGCCTTTCAATAAAAAACCCCGCGAGTGTGCATCGTCGAGAGGCCCGCAGGGTGTTGTTTAAATAATGCTTGCGCCCTCTTTAGGGGCGGGAAATCATCTTTTGTCTCCGAAGGGATTGAAATCTAAGCATAGCTTTAGATATTAGAAATAGCATATATTGTTATTTGCCCTTTTGCAAGCACAAAATGCAGTGGTCTCGCCAAGCCTCTTCCCGCGTCATTCGCTAACACTCCTTGCCAACCCACCCCACTTATCGAGCTTGTCCAAGCCCTCCTTTAGCCAGCGCAACCTATGGCGGGTGATGGGCGGGTCATCTGCTATTACGATATCTCGCACCACACGCCAGTGCTTCTCGCCACATACAGCCGCAGCCATAACGCAAGCACTCCAAGCATCTTCCGATCTGGCGAACGCAGATTGCACGCTGCCATGCCCCACCATATCCGAGTATTGGCTAATTACCTGCGGTGATCCAACCGCTACATGGTGGCAATTCTGTAGATCTCGGGCAGTTAAAAACTGATCCTCGGTTATCTTGCCACGCCCATGTAAACGATGGATGGTGGTGGGCCATTTTACCCTCGCCCTACTCCTTACCTCTCCGCTTTCGTTCTCGGGGGCTTCGATAATGAGGGGGTCGTGTTGCCCGCGTTGCTTGGTGGGCATTACGGAGTGAAGGGCTTGTTTAGGCATCGTCTAGAATCCCCAGTTGTTCGGGTTTCTTCGGTGGCTCAATGAATAGGTCGGGCTGCGCGTAGGCTTTCTCGATGCGCTCACAGGCGATGTCGAAATACTTTTCTTCTATCTCGATGCCGATAAATTTGCGGCCTAGACTTGCGCACGCAACGCCTGTTGTGCCGCTGCCCATAAA